ACGACACACCTGTACACGCTTACTGCAAGCCAGTGTATGTAAACCCAGCGGAGGTAACTATTTATGATTGACCCGATTACCGCTGTGGCAATGGCTACAAGTGCTTTTAAGACTGTGCAGAAAATGGTCTCGATGGGCAGAGAGATTGAAGATACCCTTGGCCAAGTTGGTAAGTGGTATGGCGCTGTCAGTGACTTCAACGAAGCTAAGAGACAAGCAGAGAATCCACCTATCTTCCGCAGGCTGGTAGCATCTAAGTCAGTCGAGCAAGAAGCGTTGGAGATGTACGCGCACGATAAGCGAATAAAGCAGCAAGAAACAGAGTTGCGAGAATTACTTATGTATACCTATGGCCCTGACGCTTACAAAGAGTTATTAGGTATGCGTAGGAAGATACGAGAGCAGCGAGAGAAGACTTTATACGCACAGGAACGTAAGCGTAAAGCGTTTATCTGGAACGGTGCTGCGGGCATTGTTCTTAGTATTATGATATATTTGTTGTATGTACTTGGGTCATTAATTGTAGAGAGAATGTAAATGAACTTGAAAAGCCTTAAAAGTATTATTGGTGCGGTAGCCCCTACGCTTGGCACAGCCCTTGGTGGACCACTCGGCGGCGCAGCTGCCCAAGCCATCGCAGGTGTATTAGGTTGCGACCCAGATACTAGGTCACTCGAAAAAGCCATAGCCCAAGCTACCCCCGAACAACTCACAGAGATCAAGAAAGCAGAGCTATCCTTTCAGGCAAGAATGAAAGAGCTGGACGTTGACATTTTTGCCCTTGAGACTGCTGACATACAAAACGCCAGAGCCGTACATGGCAATGACTGGACACCTAGAATCATCGCTCTAGCCTGCATTATGTTTTTCGGTGGATACATATTTATGGTGACTATACAACCGCCAGAACAGAACTCAGAAGCGGTAATCAACCTTGTGCTGGGTTACTTGGGTGGTATTGTATCGGCGATCACTTCTTTCTACTTCGGTGCGAGTCACAAGCAAAATGAAAACAAGTAAGCGCGGCATAGACCTAATTAAGCAGTTTGAAGGCTTGGAGCTTACAGCCTATCATTGCAGTGCTGGAGTTCCTACTATAGGTTACGGACACACCCGTGGGGTTTCCTTGGGTGATACCTGCACAGAAGCCCAAGCTGAAGCAATGCTGGTTAAAGACTTGGAAGATACCGAGCGGCAGGTAATCTTTTATACCAAGAGCCTTTTAACTCAGAACCAATTTGATGCTTTAGTAAGTTGGACGTATAACTTGGGTGCTGGTAATTTGGCCTCGTCAACCATGCTCAAGTGCATTAACGCTGGCAAGTGGGATGAAGTGCCTGACCAAATGAAACGATGGGACAAGTGCAACGGGCAGCCTCTTACTGGGCTAACCCGTAGACGAAAAGCAGAAGCAGAACTTTTTGGAGAAATATAATGGCAAAAATGCCTGAGCGTAAAGTATTAATCCCTGTATCTAAAACATCATCTCAAGGAACTGGTGGACGCGGGAGATCAACCCCTATAGCCACTGCCCATATGAACAAGGGCAAGAAGAAGGATCATAAGGCCTACCGCGGGCAAGGCCGGTAGGCCTCACTATTTATTGCTTAGTGGGTTCTTCTTTGGGGGCTACTTCAATTTTAAGCTGTGCAATAAACCCGCGCTCAGCCATCATTAATTGATCTAGCTTGGCTTTAACGCCGTTAGTTTGATTATTTATATCTTCAATCTGCGCTAAACAATACTTAGCAGCGTCCGGCAGGTCTTCGATAATATGCTCTACGCCGTCGAGCGTAACAGTAGCTTTATCTTGAACGTCAGTATCACTCATAATAGTTTCTCTTTTAGTTTGTTAAATCGTCGATAGTATCGGCGAAACAGGATAATAGCACTATGTATGTTGTTGTGCTATAGTCACGGGATCAATGATAGGGCCAGTATATGGATCACGAAACTAAACAAGAGCTAGATAAAATACAGGCAATGCTTGCTGAAATATCGACTGACATGAAGACAGTCGGCAAAGCGTTCCCGCGTAATTCTCTTGGTGAAATCGACGCTGATGGCCATAGAACATACCACGAAGCTCTAATTAGGGGCGCGCGGGAACAAGAACAATTCTGGGCTTCTTTAAAAGCTGACTTAGCAACTAAAGGACTAGCCGCAGTTATTTTCGTTGTCATTGGATTACTTATAACTGGCGTTAGTACTAAGCTGGGCTTACCCCCACAATAGTTTTCTAGTTGCCTACACAAGGTATATCTATGGAACACCTACTCAATTACTGTGCGACTAAATTACAAGAAGCTACAGTCGCTGCGTACATAAAGCACGGATCATACAGCAAAACAGCCGCTGCGTTGGGAACTAGCGCCGACACGATTAAGAAGAGAATCCGCACGGTTAAAGCCACAGCCGCCAAAGCGGGTATAGCTCCAGAAGCAGGGCTTACCCACCAGACCGCTACTGGGTTTGCCACAAAACGCGTTTCCACGCTTTACAAAGAAGATGGCTCTATTGGAGTGCAATGGCACATACAGGAGCAAGATAAATCCCAGCAGCTAGACTCGCTTATAAAAGCTCTTGATGAGTACAGTTGGAAACCTGCTCCGGTTATCCCGCACAGTGGGCTAAAAGACGCCGACCTCTTAACGCTTTATACCCTTACGGACTACCACCTAGGCATGTACGCCTACGCCCAAGAAAGCGGTGAGCCGTGGGATCACGTTATAGCTTCTCAAATGGCTATAGCAGCGGTGCAGAAAATGATTAACGGATCACCCGATTCTGCGCTAGGTGTGCTTAATATACAGGGCGACTTCCTACACTGGGACGGCCTAGACGCCGTCACCCCGGCTTCCAAGCACGTACTTGATGCTTCTACTAGATTTGGTCATCTAGTTGATCTAGCACTAGACTTCATCATGGGGGCCGTAGAGTTACTGCTTAAAAAGCACGACAGCGTACGGGTGATTATATGCGAGGGGAACCACGACTTAGTTTCTAGCTTATGGATTCGCAAGGCTGTGTCTAAGATATTTAGAGACAACGACCGTATAGAAGTAGATCAGACAGAGTTCCCATTTTATGCGTATCTACACGGCGACATAATGTTGGGCTTCCACCACGGGCACAAAGTAAAGAACCGCAGTCTTCCCGCGCTGTTTGCTAGCGAGCCTAGGTACCGGCACATGTGGGGCAGCGCTAAGTATACGTACATCCACACTGGGCATTACCACCACTCCGAGCAAGACATGGCGGAAGGCGGCGGTGCTATTGTTGAACGTCACCCGACGCTAAGTTCTAGAGACGCTTACAGCGCAAGGGGCGGATACACCTCATGGCGAGCGGCCCACGCTATCACTTATCACAACAAAACTGGGGAATGCCTACGCGTAACTGTTACGCCCAACGCACTCTAGTAGATACAAAGTCGCTGCTGTAATATAATTGGGCTATTAATGACCTAGGGCTACGGCTATGGCTGGAATAAAAATTGTCGGGTTCGGCGGTATATCGCCGAAAACGCCACCGCGCATGTTGCGTGAAGTACAAGCACAACAATCTTTTAACGCTGGTGTGTTTAACGGCGCGCTAACACCCATAAAAGACCTAGGCACTTCAGTAAAGTCTATTGTAGGCACCGCGCTTAGTATTTACAAGTTCGGGCAAGACTCTACAGATGAAACATCTGGGTGGCTAAGCTGGAGCACAGACGTAGATGTGGCGCGTGGGCAGATTAACGGCGACACAGAAGAGTGGACTTTCTATACTGGTGACGGATATCCCAAAGCTATACGTGCTGGGTACTTAAATAGCCCAATTCCTATGGGTTTGCTGCCCCCCACATTAGCGTTAAGTTTATCGCTAGGCCCGAATCCTCCTGACGCTGACAGCCTGACACAAGAAACTAGAGTGTATACATACACTTACGTAAACAAAGTAGGCGCTAGAGAAGTAGAGTCTTCACCGGCTCCGGCCACGCTGTCTAGTGATGTTTATCCGTCGCAAACAGTTACGCTAACTGGTTTCTCCGCGCCAAGCAGCGGTTACGCAGCTACGCACGTAAGAATCTATAGATCGACCGCCGGTTTATACTTGTTTGTCGCAGAAATAACATTAGCAGTTGCCATCGGCTCTGGACTCATAGATGACGTCGATCCTGAGAACTTAGCGGAAGAGCTGCCATCTTTGTCGTGGCTAGCACCGCCTGATAATTTGGCGGGACTTACTAACCTACCAAACGGCAACATGGCGGGCTTCGCGGGGCGCGACGTTTATTTTTGTGAGCCTTACGTTCCTCACGCGTGGCCAGACGCATACAGGCAAACGCTAGACCACCCAGTAGTTGGGCTTGGTCGCATGGACACCACACTTGCCGTACTAACTAAGGGAACACCATACCTTATCCAAGGCGCGCACCCTGACTCAGTGGTAGTCGTTAAGTCTGACATAGAGCAAGCGTGCGTTTCTAAGCGCAGTATTGTTAGCCTTAATAACTTAGTTTTCTATTGTAGCCCAGACGGCCTTGTTGCGCTTACCCCCGGCGGGTCGCAGATGATAACTGAGAATATGTTCACGTACGAGCAGTGGCAAACTCAGATAAAACCAGAGTCAGTACACGCCTACCATCAAGACAACAAGTACGTAGCGTTCTACGACAACGGCGTTACACAAGGGTCTTTTGTATTCGACCTAACTAGCCGCGAGTTTACGCTGTCGCAAGTAACAGCCACAGCAGGGCATCAGTCACTGCGCAACGACAAGTTGTACCTGCACCTTAGCGGAGCTATACGACCATGGAGCGAAGGGGCTAATATACCTTACATCTGGAGATCTAAAATCTTTACTATGCCTAGGCCGTTGGGCATGTCTTGCGCGCAAGTAGAGGCTGAGACTTATCCGCTAACAGCTAAAATATATGCTGACGGCGTACTGCTACATACACAAGTAGTACAGAACAGGTTTCCTTTTAGGCTTCCTGTTGCTACAGCCAGAGACTGGGAGTTAGAGGTTACTGGTACGAGTGAAGTGTTCGCTGCTGCGCTAGCGCAGTCTATGGAGGAGCTAGCCAATGCCTAATGTCGGCCAGTCGTTACCTACAGTAGTCTCCAATATACCTCGTGACGTGCGCATGTTCTTAGACCGCGTTAGAGAGCTTTTGTCGGAGTCTGGTGACAACGCCCTAGTGACTGAGAAGTCGCTAGTAGGCTATGGCCTAATAAATACTCAAGGCAAAGCAGTAAGCCAAGAAGGCGAAGTTTACGCTACGCCACCAGCTATAACAGGATTAGCTGCTTTAGGCGCGTTTCAGAACGTTATAATATCGTGGGACACTCCTACGTACGCTAACCACGCTTACACAGAGGTGTGGGCTTCTCCAACGTTTGATACTTTACTTCCGGTTTCTGACCCAGCCTATGTAGATCCAGCTACGCTGAACGACTTGTCGTTAGCCACCCCCATAGCTACAGCGCCGGGCGGGGTAACATCAGATCAGCTAGGTGGGGCCAAGGGCAGATACTATTGGGTGCGCGGTGTTAACACACAAGACACTGTTGGGCCGTTTAATGCGGTATCAGGCGTTTTGGCTACAACCGCCCCAGACGTAGCGTTCTTACTTACTACTTTAACTGACTCTATTACGCAGGGGCAATTAGCCACTGCTTTGTCCGAAGAGATAGACTTAATAGCGCAACTCGAAACGTTTACTGGATATGTTGACTCGTACTCTGGCGACAATTTGGTAACAAGGTTAAGCGTTGTAGATGCTTCCGTAGTAAACATAAACGCGTCTGTAAGCGCGATAAACAGTACTGTAGCTACGATAGACGCGGAAGTTTCTACACTAAATACCAATGTGGCCAATATCCAAACTGCTATTGCGGACATCGTGTCTGGGTCAACAGCAGTCTTTGTGCAGGCTTCCCAGCCTACGGGCACCATTGCTGAGTTTAGCCGCTGGTATGACAGCGACGACAACAATAAGGCCTACGTATATATCGACCAAGGTAGCGGCCTTGATTGGGTGCCGCTTGATGACCCCCGCATCTCTGCTAATGAGGCGCATGTTGCTTCGCTAAACGCAGAAGTATTTAACATTGACGGCACAAGTCGCCTAGCTACAGGAACTGCCTTAAGCGCGTTAGACACAACTGTTATAGCTTTAGACGACACTGTAGTTTCTATACAGGCTGATGTCACTACGCTTGAAGGATCAGTGTTCACACTAAGCGGGCAGCAGGCTGCCACGGGTTCAGCAGTAGCAACTCTTACTAACACAGTCGCTACGCAAGGTTCTACTATAGGCTCGATACAGGCTGACGTCGTTGCGTTAGAGGGGCAGGTGTTTAACCCTGACGGTTCCGCAAGACTCGCCACTGGCGCGGCGCTAAGCACGCTTTCTAATACTGTCGCTAGCGACGGGCTTACTATTACGTCTATACAGGCGGATGTCACTACGCTAGAAGGTGAGGTGTTTAACCCTGACGGTTCCGCAAGACTCGCCACTGGCGCTGCACTGGCTTCACTAACAAACACAGTTGTTACTAACGGTGATAGTATAGGCTCCATACAGGCTGACGTCGTTGCATTAGAGGGGCAGGTGTTTAACCCTGACGGATCAGCACGTTTAGCTACTGGCGCAGCGTTGGCGTCCTTAACAAACACAGTTGTTACTAACGGTAATAGTATAGGTTCGATACAGGCTGACGTCGTTGCGCTAGAAGGTGAGGTGTTTAACCCTGATGGATCTGCGCGACTAGCTACTGGGTCTGCGGTTAGCACGCTTTCTAATACTGTTGTATCGCAAGGTACTGAAATTGATACCCTAGAAGGAACTACTGCGTCACAAGGCTTACTTATAGGCTCTATACAGGCTGACGTCGTTGCGCTAGAAGGTGAGGTGTTTAACCCTGATGGATCTGCGCGCCTTGCCACTGGGTCTGCCGTAGCAAGCCTTACCAACACTGTGACTACACAAGGACAAACAATAGGCACGGCGCAGCAAGATATCACGGCGCTCGAAGGTGAGGTGTTTAACCCTGATGGATCTGCACGTCTAGCTACTGGTGCAGCTGTGGCTACACTAACAAACACAGTTACTACTAACGGCGAAAATATAGGCACTGCGCAGCAAAACATTACTTCGCTAGAAGGCTCAGTAAACACGCTGAACGGACAACAAGCAGCTACTGGCGAAGCGCTGGCACAGCTAACAAACGTAGTTACTACCAACGGCGAAAATATAAGCACTGTCCAGCAAGACATTACTGCACTAGAAGGGCAGGTGTTTAACCCCGATGGATCTGCACGTCTAGCTACTGGCGCAGCTGTAGCTTCACTAACTAATGCCGTAGGAGTTAACGCGGGCAACATAACCGCTGCGCAACAGTCTATAGTCGCGCTAAACAATAGTGTCGCGACTATAGATGGGCGGTCTATCGCCAATGCCAATGCCGTATCTTCGCTTAGCCAACGTACAACCGCAGCAGAAGGTTCTTTAACAAGCATTGGCGAAGATGTTACGTTACTACAAAACTCTTTGGAAGACGCGGAAGAAAACATCGTGGCTACCAGCCAAGCTTTAACCGCTACTACTAACCGTGTTTCAACTGCGGAAGGCACTATAAGCTCGCAAGGTCAATCCATAGTAGCGCTAGTAAACAACCTAGCTGATACTAACGGTCTTGTCGCTGGAAATTCACAGAACATAGCTTCGCTAAACGCCACAGTTGAAGAGATAGATGGAGTAGTAACCGCCACTTCCGAAAGTATTGCCCTGCTGTCTACTACAGTTGGGGAAAACACTGCCGCCGTAGAGACAGCGGCGGAGTCTATAAATGGGTTGTCTGCGCAGTACACAGTTAAAGTAGACAACAACGGATACGTGTCGGGTTTCGGCTTAGCGAGTACGCTGGTTAACGGTACGCCGTTCTCTGAGTTTATTGTATCGGCAGACAGGTTTGCTATCGCTTCCTCGTCAGGAAGCGAGGTAGTACCATTCGTAGTTACTACCGCGACTACTACACTCAACGGTGTTAGCGTGCCCGCTGGTGTTTACATCGACCAAGCGTTTATTAAGAACGGAGCTATCGGCACTGCGCAGATCGGCGTAGCCGCTATCGACACTGCTAAGATTGCAGACGCTGCGATCACTAATGCGAAGGTAGGATCGCTAGACGCGTCCAAAATAACCACTGGTTTCATAGACGCAGGCCGCATAAGCGTTGGCTCTATAGACGCTAAGATAGCGAATATTACTAGCGCGCAGATACAAGACCTCGGTGCGGGCAAGATAACCGCAGGTACAATAGATGCTAGCCAAGTAACGCTCGCTGGCGTTTCTCCTTCGTTTGCTATTAAGAGCGCGACCACCGGAGAGCGGATGGAAATAACTGCTGGAGTTATTAAGGTGTACGACGCCAATAACGTGCTCAGAGTTAAACTTGGGAATCTTGCGTAATGGCTTATGGTTTAAAAATTTGGGATAGTACAGGCACAAACATAAGGCTTGATACTACAGACAGGCAAGTTAAGGTTAACTCTGTTTATCAAGGAGTTTTTACCGCTGCTGGGCAATCTTCCACAGTAACGGGAATTACAGGCTTTGACATTACAGACGAAACTTGGTCTATTGATGTGCTACCTATCAGCCAATATATAAGCCTTACTGCTACTAGCGGGGGCTTTACTATATCAAGAAGTAGCGCAGACCCCTTTACCCTCAGCCAATTTTGGAAAGTTATAGTTTTTAGGACTTAATATTATGGCTTACGGATTTAAAGCAATTAATAAAAGTGATTTTATACAGATTGATGAAGATACTGTTTCGTTTCAGATATTAGCAACGGGCACTACGTCAAGCGGGTATGGTCAATATGTAACAATTCCTAATAGCTACCCAGAAGATATCTTTGTGGTTGTGCGACCTAGCAATCCAAACTCCTCTAGTGTTTATGTGATGAGGGGTTATATGTTTGATTACACGCCAAGCGGTGGATCTAGGATTAGACGGGCTTATATGGGATCTTCAGTTAATACCACTTTCCCCGCATTTAATTTAGCTTCTGATTATGCAATAGTAGAAAGGGCTGACGGATCTGGTTTTACACCCCCAACTTCGGGCTATGGCTTTAACGTGTATAAATCAAATGGGGATTTAAGTTTTAGCTCCGAGCTTCCTACTTACAGGGTCGCGGCAACAAGAAACTACAATATTACCGCATCAAATAGTGGTGATGGTATTTGGTACACTCCACCTTCAGGGAAAAACGTATTAGGTATGTACACATTTCTTTCTAGCTTTGACCTGTATAGGGTTACTCAATATAGTATTGGAGGAAATGAAAGAGGCTCTATGAATTACTACAGGCACGCTTTATTTGATTATCCTAGTAACAGATTTGGGTTAGATGTTAAAGGCTATTACAGCGATGGGCCAAACGGTGGGGCAATTTATGACTATGTGTGGTCGGGTTATAGAACAGAAATGATAGGTGATGTTGGATGATTAAAGTAGCAATGGTAAAAGGAAATGGAGAAATTCAGACTATAGTTTGCCCGTCTGACGATTCTTTATACACCAATGGCGAATCTTATGGTGAAGTAACGGCAAGGATAATTCCTTTTAATACAGATACTCACCAAGCCCTAGAGCTTTGGTACTGGCATAACGATGCATGGCAAACCAGAGAGCAAAGACCAAATCACCTTTCAGTTTGGCAAGGGCATAATGAGGGCTGGGTTACCGACTCTCAAGAGCTAAGCGATGCAATGCGAGAAAAAAGAGGTGTTCTTCTTTTTAATTCAGACTGGACACAGTTCCCAGATAGTCCTCTTACCGCAGAGAAAAAAGCTGAGTGGGCTGCGTACAGGCAAGCTCTGCGAGACGTACCTGCAAACAACTCGGAAGTTGTTGATCTAGCTGATATAATCTGGCCAACATCTCCAATATAAGGCATAATTGGCACCATGAGCTTGGATTACGGCAAAGTAGTGTACGACGATAAAGAACTGTTCGGCAAGTGGGTCGCTGCTCAGGTATCGCAAGACGGCAGCTGGGGCGACTATTACGCACTTGGCGTTGTAAAAGAAGGGCGAGTAACCGCAGGGGTTGTGATAAATAACTACAACGGCGCTAACGCTACAGTGCACATTGCCATAACAGAGCCAAACCGTATGCTAATACCGCTTTTTAAATCAGTTTGCGACTATGCGTTTAACGTATGCAAGCTGAAAAGAATAACAGGCCTTGTTCCAACTAACGAGCCTGACACAATTAAGTTCGATAAGCACCTAGGCTTCGTAGAAGAGTACATTATGAAAGACGGTGCCCCTAACGCAGATATGATGGTACTAGTATTATGGCCAAAAAATTGTCGCTGGCTTCAGGAGTCATAAATTATGGGTGGTAAAAGTCAACCGGCTCCCGACTATTCGGGAATGGAAGCAGTAGCACGTGAGCAGCTACGATTCTCCAAACAACAGTACGCAGACATGCGGCCCATTGTTGAGCAAATCTCACAAGGCCAGATCGCTGCGCAAGATCAACAAATGCAGCAAGCTGCGGATTACTACCAGTACCAGCAAGAAACGTTCCGACCGCTGGAGCAGGGCTTAGTCACGCAGGCACAGGAGTTTAATACCGACGCGTACCGCCAAGCGCAAGCGCAAGAAGCTAGCGCTGCTGCTGCAAAAGCCTTCGGCACTGCCAGAGATTCTACGGCTAGATACCAAGCGGCTCGTGGTGTTAACCCAGCGTCTGGCGCGGCTCGTGGGGCTGGCTTACAAATGCAACTACAAGAAGCCGCTATGCGCGCTCAGGGCATGACTGGCGCACGTAACCAAGCACAACAGTTAAGCTACGCCCGTCAGCTAGACGCCGCTGGTCTTGGCCGTGGTTTGGCAGGAGCTTCTTCCGCTGCTTACGGTGGCGCTGTTGGTGCGGGTTCACAAGCAGCTAACGTTGCCCAGTCGGCTGGTAACAACTACCAAGCAGGTCTAGCAGGCGCAGGACAAACTTATGGTAACATGGCAAATACTCAGGCAAGTGTTTACTCTGCTGGGCTAAACGCCACTGGTGAGATGATGGGCGCTGCGTTAGGGGCCGGTGCGACTATATACGCTTCCGATATGCGCCTCAAGAAAAACGTTTCTGAGATTGGAAAAGACGCTTACACAGGGCTTAACCTATACCACTTCAGCTACATTAACGATCCTGACAGCACTATTTATGAAGGTGTTATGGCTCAGGAAGTTCTTAACTTTATGCCGGAAGCAGTTGCGCTTACTGAAGACGGTTTCTATGCGGTTAACTACAGCATGCTCGGCATGGAAATGAAACAAGTGGAGGTGGCGTAATGGGTTGGGCATCTGGAATGGCAGCAGGCGTTAGGCTCGGTGAAGCCGTAAACGCCGCGAGAGAGAAGAAAAAAGAAGGTTTGGTCGCAGAGGAAATCGCTGCGTTCGACGCCGCGCAGGCTGAGCAAGCTGCGGCGTTCAAGAAACAACAAGAAAGCGATCAGACCACCGCTAGCATACAAGCTGCGTTTAACAACGGTGGTATAGGCGCTGGCCCATCCCAAAACATGAGCGCGGTGCCACAAGCGCCGAATACTCTTGCGGGTATGGGATTAGCTACACCACCAACAGATACTGCTCCACAACAAAGCCCTATGCCAGCTCCGACAAGAGTTGAAGCGCCAATGAGCGTCCTAGATCAGATTCGGGCTAGAGAAAAAATATACCGCGCGCGCGGGCTTACCGACCAAGCAGACAAGCTTTCGCAACAAGCTACAGAACAACAACGCTTTGATATACAGCAGCAACAGTTTGAGACAACAACAGGTCTGGCAAGAGAGCAGCTCGAGCTTACTACCCGTGCGGCAGATACCACAGACAAAAGAAACCAATTTGAACTCGCGCAAGCCCAAGCGCAAGCAGAGCGCGAGGCTAAGCAGAAAGAAGGCGTTCTTTTGCTTCAAGGGATGTTAGCTACTAATCAAGCAGACGCAGAAAGCATAGGTAAGCTGTACTCCGAGTATGGGGTAGACCCCAAAATTGGCAACGAAATAGTCACAGGATTCTACAACATCTCAAAGCAAGATGTCGCGCGCAAACAAGAACAGCTAGCCCTGAAAACTGCGGAGCTAAACTTAACTGGGCTGCTTGAACTCCACAAAGAAGACGTCACTATAACCCCCGGCAGGCACTTTGATTACGAGCAAAAAAACGGCAAAATAATTCTTTCTGAGATCGACACTAAGACCGGCGAAAAAGTTAGGGAGTTATCAGAGTTCGGCTCTACGGCGGAGCTTGAATCAAGTCTACGTAGTTTAGCTACGGGGTACGGCACTGCCGTAGAGTCACTAGCCAACACGGCTAAAATCCAGCGCGCAGCGGCGGGGGAGGCGGCTATAGAGTACGCCAAAATTAGCGCGGATCTTGCAGCAGTGGATGGGGGTATTAAAGAGAAGCTCATTGCCGAAATTGGTGATTTACAAACAGATATTGGCTTCTTAGGTGCGCCTCGCTCTGAGCAGGAGCAACGAATTTCTGATATATACAAGGCAGCGAACGTGCCCTACAGCGGCACAATGACCTCTGGTGGAGATTATGGCGATGGCGATGGCGATGGCGATGGCGATGGCACGACCCCTCCTCCTGCGGGTAGCGCAGAGGATGTTAGAAAAGGGCTTAAACGCCTAGCTGAAGTAGATACAGCGGCGGCAGCCAAAAAGCAAGCGCTGTTAAAAGAGGCGGAAGCCCTGATTGCTGATTTTACCCCACAGCAGCTTGACAAGGTCAAAGTTAGTGATGAGCTTAAAGCGGCTATAAAAGAGGCGTATGCGGCGAAACGACCTGCCTACCTAGAATCGTTAAGCCCCGCACAACGTGCGTTTGAAACAGGTGGGTTACGCAGTTTTTAACAATGTTGCTACACTTATAATTAGGGTGAACAATGTCTATATTTAGTTTAGAACAGCTGCGGGCTATAGCTCCTGAGAGAATGAAAGGCGCCTCCGATGCGGAGCTAATAGTAGACTACAGCCAGCAGGTAGGCAAAGACGCGCAGGAAGTTGCGGAATACTTTGGCGTACGTACAGGCCGCGACAGCGGTGAGCTGGCTGCTGGTATTTCTTCGGGCGTTGACGTATTGCAGATGCTTGGTACAAGTGCTGCCGCTGGTGTAGCAGACATTGTAGGCGCGGAAGACACTTCTGAGTACTTGCGTGGCCAAGCGAAGCGCCAAGGCTACGAGGCGTACCTAGCAGGTAAACCCGCACTAGACCGAGTTGAAGACTTACAAGGCGTTGGTGACTATATAGACTACGCACAGTACCAGATAGGCAAGCAGTTGCCTATTATGGGCGGCGTCGCCGCAGCACAGTTTGTACCGGGGCTTGGACAAGTCGCTAGCGCTGCTGGCCTCACAAGACTTGGCGCTGTTGCTCCTAGGATGTTAGGTGGTGGTGGCGTAGGCCAAGCCGTTGGTTTCGCAGGGCGCAGGCAGGCTCTGGCGGGAGGCGCTATGGCGCAAGGCGAAGCTCTGGCTAAATCTACCATGGTGGGCACTGGGCTTGGCTTCGGTTCTCTATATCAGGCGTCCGCTGAAGACGGCGATCCTGATCCTTTCTTGGCGCTTCTTGGCGCTATTCCTTACGGCTTAGCTGAAGCAGTAGTACCGGCTGCGCTTACTGGCGCGGCTAGAATTAAAACTGGCGCATTCACTGGTAGAATGCCTACGCGGATTGCTAAAGCTGGCGCTACCGGCGGCGCGACAGAAGCCGCAACTGAACTATTCCAGACTGAATTAGAGATCGGCATAGACGGCACTATGACTCCAGAAGAGGCAGCTTCTCAGCGCCTCAACGCCGCTGTCGCTGGCGGATTAGTGGGTGGTTCCTTAAGCACTGTTGGTGGTATTAGAAAAGCTCCGCCGAAAATACAAAACAACGAGCTGGGAGAAACTGATTTAGCTGCTTCGCCTTCTTCTGCTATGCAGGATGTAGGCGCCTCAATCGCACAGCGTATGCAAGCTGAGGCTAAAAAAGACGCCCCCCAAGCTGCGCCAATGACGGAAGAGCAGAAAATAGCTGAGGTTCTTAAGCCTGAGTTTATGGAAGGGGCGGCAGATAAAATGTCTCGTGGCGACCGCATAAAGTTGACCAACGAGCGCAAAGATTTGCAAGCTAGGCTAGACGCTGTAGTAGAAGACTCTCCGACCGCTGGCAAGCGCGCCGCTGCCGGTAAGAACGTTACAGGAAGAAAAGCGAAAGAAGCTGCTAGGCAGCAAGCTGCCAAAGAAGCGCAGGACGAGCGAGAGATATACACAGATAGACTTTCTCGCATCGACCAACTGCTTGCAGCCGACCAAGTAGCTACGCAAGCGGAAGCCAACCTTTCTCGTGCGGAACAAGGCATTGTAAAGCCAGAGCAACTACCCGAAGATATGCGCGAAGATGTGCGCGCTATGTCTAAGTTTGAGCAAGTTGAAGATGGCGGCATGGATCTAACTAGCGCAACCGCTGCGACTCCAGAAGAAGCTGCGGCCCCAGCACCGATAGAAGCAGTAACCGCTCCCGCTGTTAAAGAACTAACAGACGAGGGACTGTTCAATCTAGAACAAATAGACCCTGAGCTTATTAGCAAAGAAGAAGTAGCGATTATGGCTTCTGAGCTAGATAAGCAACGAGCGCTAAACGCAGAAGTATCATCTATCCAAGGCGCGGCACCAAAAGGCCCGCTGCTGGATAATGGCTTTTTCTTGGGCTTGGTTGAGATGTTTCGTTCTTCTGCGGTTAATCCTGCGCCCAGATTTTACAAGGGAACTACTGCAACTGCGCAAAATATAGAAGCCCGTGACGCAAACGCTGAGCAGATAAAAAATATCTATGATGCGGCTATTAACGTTATAGCAAAGAACCAGCTAAGATATAATCAGTCAGACAACGCAGCTAAACGCGGCGGCAAAGCCCTGCAAAAATATAAGTCTTTATCCACAGAAGTTGAAACAGCTATGCAAAGGCTTATTGGCGCGGCTGGTGGTGAAGCAAACGTAAACGCCCTTATAGCTGTACTTAAAAAACGCACGGCGCGCAAAAACGCTAACACGGAAAACCCTGCGCGATTCCAAAGAATGGCGAGGCGCATAGGCAAAACGGAAATAAAAACACAAGCGCAGCTCGACGAAGTTTTGGATGTGCAGCTGTCATCTGCGTTTAAAGAGTACAAGAATGGTACGCTAGGGCAGCTCGACGTCGTGCGCGGCGCGGAGACTAGACTAAACCGTGACCAGAAAGGTAAAGGGCTTGCGTCACCACTCCAAGGCATCGTTGCGACCGCAGAAACTGGTGGCTTGCGTGCGATAATAACTCGAGTAGCTAGTTGGAAAGGTACGGCTTCTCCTTATGCTGTGGCTATTGGAGGACGTATAAAAGCCGCGCTAGACGCGCAGATGAAGGAAGGTTCTCAACCGTCCGTTGTGTTTATTGAAGACACAGACGGCCAAGTTACTACGCCAAGTTACAACCCAATGAACAACACAGTGTACATACACAAAGAAGCTTCTCAGGAAGAAATCCTGCACGAGTCTCTACACGCTGTTCTCCAGAAGTTTGTGTACGACAATCCAGACAACGCCCGTGTAACTGCGCTTAAAACCTCTTTGGCTGATTTGTTCGCGGCTGTGGACAACGGCATTTTGGACGCGGTCAATATGCCACAGGCATATAAAGACAACGCCACTAAAGTAGTAAGTCTACTTCGTGAACTTAACGATTCTGGTCGCGAACTGGATGCTGTTTTAGAATTAGTTTCCTACGGCACTACAATGCTTGAATTCCGCGACTTGCTTAAGAGCATTAAGAGCAACCCATCACCGGAAACAAGTGCGTGGCTAGCTGTCG